TGCCGCGTTGGTGACGAACGAAACGGGTTCCGGTGCGTTGGTGTTCGGCACTTCCCCGGCAATCGCTACGCCAGCACTTACCAATCCGATCATAACGGGCGCAATTACCGAAGATACTTACACCATTACGGATGCGGCGGCATTCGAAATCGATCCCGGTAACGGAACAATTCAGGATATCACGTTAACAGCAAGTCGCACGCCGAAAGCGACAAACTTCGCTAACGGCGAAAGCGTGACACTGCATGTTGCGGACGGCACGGCTTACACACTCACTTGGACCGACGCGACGTTCGGCGGTTCGGGTGTTGTTTGGGTTGGTGGATCGGCACCGACGCTTGCAACAACAGGTTGGACGATCATTGAGCTTTGGAAGCGCAACGGGCAAGTTTATGGCGCATACGTTGGGGACGTGGCATGACATACGCTTTAATTTCTAACGGGATTGTCGCGATTTATCCCTACACGCTTCGTCAGATGCGCGCGGATCATCCGCAAACGTCTTTCTCCGCTGTGCCGCCAGCTTCAACGCTCGCTGAATACGGTGTTTATGAAGTTGTCGCAACGACAGCGCCGACACCGGCACTCAATCAAAACGTGCGCGAGATTTCGCCGACGTTCAGTGATGGTGCATGGCGGCAAACTTGGGAACTTGTTGATGCAAGCGCCGGAGAAATCGCACAGCGTCAACAGGATGCCAGCGACGACGTGCTTGCGGATAGCTTCGTTCCGGCGTTCCTCGCGATGACGCCTGCGCAATTGAACAACTATATCGACAATAATACCGCGACGCTGGCGACAACCCGTGCGCTGTTGAAGAAAATGGCAATCATGTTGCTTATTCTCGCACGGCGGGAACTGCGCTAATGCATAACCGGAAGCGAGCGGCGGCGGGTAACAATGCTGGCGAACCTGTGCTTGTCTCGCTCGCGCATAGTCAAACGTTCGGCACAAGCCCGCAAAACATTACGACTTCATCGTTCAGCTTCGGGGCCGAACCCGATCCGGGGCATACACGCCATATCATCGCGATTGTATTTCCTGCCGGTGACGCGATGGCAACGGGTGGCTCGATTGGCGGCAATGCACTGTCTGAACTATATGTGCCGGTCGCTGCTGGTGGTGGCGCGGGCCAAACGCAACCGGGATTTTGGATCGCCGAAGTTCCTACCGGCGCGTCGGGCACCGCAACGATCAACTTTCCGACTACGACGGCGAAGATCATCGCTTTTCTTATCGTTTATGATTTCGGTTCTTTGTTCGATTTTGCCGCAACCGGCGCGACGGCAATCACGAACCCGTCGATACAACTCGACGTTCCGAAAAACGGTGTGATTATCGCTGCCGGTCGAAATCTCGGAACCGACATGACAGGCGATTGGACGGGTGCGACGGATATCCTCAATTTTGGCCCGCCATCCGGTTCAAGCTTGCGCGGTAGCGTTGCGCTATTCGAAGCCGATGCGAATTACACAAACCGCACCATTCAAATTACAACTGCCACTGTAACACGTTTGAGCGGTGTTGGCATTGCACCGGCATAAAGGTTAGATAATGTTTGATCCGTTCGCCGGGCACAACTTCGAAAACGATGGTTGCACGTTTTCGCCTGATAAATGGCGGGGCGTTGATCTATCCGGCTGTTGCGGTGCGCATGATGTATCGTTCGGCAATGCCGCGACACTCGGCGAACGGCTCGCTGCGAACGACTTGCTCGCGCAATGCGCGGCAGGCATCGGCGCGGCTGATTGGGGCGCCCTCGCATGGATCGCGTGCGGTCTATTCGCCTTGTGGCGAACTTATGTTCTGTGGCGAAACAAAAGGAAGCCAACCGATGAAGCGAATTGATCCTGAATATCTATACGCCATTGCGCCCGGTGCGTCGAAAGCCGTCGTTGATGGCATCGTTGCGCATCAAGCCTTGCTCGCACAGTATGGCTTGACCGATGACGACGTTCCGTTTTTCTTCGGCCAAATCGCGACGGAAACGGGCGGTTTCACCAAGCTTGAAGAAAATCTAACATATACGTCGATCAAGCGGCTTCGTCAGGTGTGGCCCGCGCGGTTCCCGTCCGATGCGGCGGCAGCGCCCTACATTCGTAATCCGCAAGCGCTCGCCAATCTGACTTACGGCGGGCGGCTCGGCAATCGTTCCGGCACTTCGGACGGCTGGAACTTTCGCGGTTCGGGCGCTGCGCAGACAACGGGCCGTTACAACTTTTCGATGGTGGAAAAGGCCACGTCGAAACCCGCGACGACGCAACCCGATTTATTGCGCAGCTTTCCGCTCGCGTTGGAAGCTGCGTGCGTCTATTGGCGCGACAACAAGCTTTTGCGGTTCGTTGCGAACGGCGATATCGTCGGATTGACGAAGGCATGGCAGGGCGGCGACGGCGGGCTTGCGGATCGTCGCTTGTTCACGGATCGCGCACAGCGTGCGTGGAAGGCGCTGCCGCCGACGAAGGTTCGCCAGCGCGACGAAAACCCGACATGGCCGCGCAAGGGTTTGATCGGCGAACAAGTCACACACATTCAGAAACGTTTGCAAGCGCATGGCGAATATGTCGGCGGTGTATTGGATGGCCGGTTCGGCGATGCTACGGACGATGCGGTTCGCGCCTTTCAGGCATCGCGCGGGCTGGTGGTTGACGGTGTAGTGGGTGAGGCCACGCTTAAGGCGCTCAACGCGCCTGTGGTGGTGGCAACGGCTCCGGTGGGCACCGGCACCAAGCCGGGCGTGAAGACGATCCTTGACGCGGCTAGCGGGCCGTGTGGCAAGCGATAAACAGGGGCAAGGGGCATGAATACGAATAAACTCGAAACGAAGGGTATCGCGCTTAAAGTCTGGTGGAAGTCTCGCGAAATCCTGAACTACGTCGCCGGGCTGTTGCTTGTCGTCGCGCCGCTCGCTGCGAACAGCATCGGAACGATTGGGCTTGATCCGCGAATGCTGATGTATTGGACGCTCGGAATTGCCGGTATCAATTACACGGCGGGCATTCTGTTGCGTCTCACGTCCAACACGGTTGTCGCATCGAAAGCCGTTGTCGTTGAAAACGACGGCGTAGCGGTGCCGCCCGTGCCGCGCACTGAACCGATGGAAAACGTTTAGCATGGGCAAGCTCGGATCGCTTTTCCTGAACGTGCTTACGGGCGGGCTCGCCGATAAATTGCTCGGGTTCATGGAACGTCGGGAAGCTGTGAAGCTCGCCACGATGAACGATGAACAGAAACGCGCATACGATGAACGGACGGCGATCCGCGACGACGCGCTTGCCGTCCGCATGGCGACTTCAACGTTTTGGGAAATGCGGTTGATTACGTTCATAATCGCCGCATGCTTCACCTTGCATCTAGTATTGGTGACACTCGATACCGTTCTAACGGGCGTGTCGTGGAATATTCCCAAGCTGCCAGCGCCTTTCGACTATTGGGAAGGTATCATCCTAACGTCGTTCTTTGGATTGACCGGCACAACGATGCTTGCCCGCTCGGCAGTTAGCACGGCGGTATTGACGCGACGCAATAAATAGGCTTATCGTCCTAGTCGCGGCGGAATGCAGGGTTTGGGCTCCCTACGTGGCGTCGTTCCTTCCAAGGGGATAGTTGCCCCGGTGCGTTGTCAGTCGCGCACCGGGGCAATTTATTATTCGGGCTTGGCATCGGCGGGCCACTCGCTGCCGCCGAACGACATTCCGGCATACTTGTGCAATCCTGCGATGGCGTTGTTAATCTCGCGTTCATCGAACAGCCCGCCATGCGCGATAAACGTTACGTCGTGCGTTCCGCGAACTGCGTGAATGTCGGTTTCTTTCCGGACGCGACGCGAATATGTAACGGGCTCAACGCTGAAACCGCCATTCTTCAAACGAATTACCGCGTCGCCGTAATAAATCCTGCCCATTCGTCGTCTCCGTTGTTGATACGATGAATGTATGCGACGAATTGCGCGGTGTCAACACCTAATCGAGCGGCTTGTTCGGATCGGCGGCGGATCGCACTCGCCTTAACCGTGTCTCCGCTTCACGTCGATAGCGCCGTTCCGTTTCAACGTCGCGCTTGTAATCGTCGCGCTGATATTCGGTGCGTTCTAGTTTTTCCGTCAATTCATGCACCTTAGCGGATCGATTGATGCCAAGCCCGATCAAAAATGCGATCAATGCGAGCAACAACCAAACAACCCAAAGATCGGGATTACCCATTATCAAAACGCCTTTCCGCCAGCCTGTGCGCGCGCCTCAAGCTTGTGATCGGCGCGACGTGAATTGTATTCCATCTTGTCGGCAATCGCGCCGTCGATATCGCATTTCAAGTCGTATGCGATAAACAGCGCCGTCCGAACCGTTTTGGACGTGCTAACATATATCTCGATTGGCCCGTTCTTCCGAATATCTTCGAGCATTTCGGAAGCGCGTCCGTGCAGTTCCATGAACAGCCGGGCAATGCTGCCGGGGCGACGAAGGTGCATCATCCATGCGTCATGCGACGGGCTGGTGAACCAACGATCAACGTCGATATCAAGGAACCCGGCGAAGTCACCAAGCCGAATAAGCACGTCGGCAAGCTCGACTTCAACGGATAGCCTGTGCGGCAAATGATCGTCTTTTGCCGAAGCCATGAAACCTGCCCATGCCTCGCTGATTTCGCTGTGAATAAGGGCGATCATTTCGGGCTTGTTGCGATCCTTCGGCGTGCCGTCCAAGTTGGAATACCAACCTGCGGCACGGCTGGCGGCGTGCGCTTTGTCGCGTATTGCGTTAAACGTGGTCATGCGTCGTTACCCTGCTGCTGTTCGTTGTTGGACGGGGGTAGGTATTCAACCTGCGGAAATTCGTTGCGACGATCCCGCCATTGAATATGAAACGCTGAACCGGGATGATATGCGCCGCGCCCCGGTCGCTTGTAAAAACAATCTTCAACCGGATCGTATTTGACGCCTTCCGGAATAGGTTCGGGCTCCGCTGGTGGTGTGGCGATCAACGACGTTGCAGCGGGCAGGAACTTCGGCAGTTCAACGGGCGCTGCATCCGGTTCTTTTTCCAGCACGGATGCGGCGGAACTCAACGCCTCGCGTGCCAGCTTGTGCCGGGCAAGCTCTAGATGCAACTGTGTCATCCGCTCTAGATAGCCTTCACGCTCGGCGTTAATCGTCGCTTCCAAACTGTGAATGTTGGACGTTTCGCGCTCGATACCTTCGGCGAATTCGGCGGCAAGGCGTTCAGTGACCGGCATGGAATTGTGATCGCTCATAAGGTTTAGCTCCGATATGGCAAGCGAAAGGTCGGCGGCAGGGTCGCCGCTATATTGGACGGGCTCCGGTGGTCGCAACGCCTCATCGGCAGCGGCGAGCGTATCCGCCCAAGGCGGCGCGCTGGCGGGCTCCGGATCGTTGATCGCTTCCGTGTTCACGGGTTGGTCGCTGCCGATTATTCGGCGTATGTGCGGGAAACTGAGTGGGAACTTTCGCATCGGGTTTGGGCTCCGTTGGTTTCATGCGATGATAAGTTTCAATGCTTCGGCAACATACCATTCACGATTTAGGTTCGTCCAGTCGAAATGTGAGGCAACGTTACATTCCGCGACGACGTGCCCGGCGTGATATGTCGTTTCGCGGTCCTTATGCACCGATTTGTTTCCGGTGTGAATTCGCGCATCCCATGCGCTGCCGACTTCGCGAGACACTTCGATAAACAGATGCTCCGGAATGCCGTTCTTACGCTTGAACGCGCCGGGCGTGCCGGTCGGCGGGCGCACGATGCGAAGTTGCCCGCCTTGCTTCGCGATATAATATCGCGTGATTTTCTGAACCTGCCGGTCGCCGATCAACAGGCGATCCGCTGTTGTCGCCTTCGCTCGCAACATGAATTCAAACGGATCGTGTGATGCATAGATAAAGGCTTGCGGGCTGATGCCGCGCAACATGGCCGCTTCCGCCGCTTTCTGAATGATCGGCGACGATAGGTCTTTATACCACGCGGACGGGCTGGCGTTGCTGATTTGCTCGGGCGTGTCGTAATAGACATATGCGCCTTTGAGCTTCGGCGGCTTGCTCGCATCCTCATATTCACCGATGTAATTGTTCACGTCGCGAATGAACATGCGGCGATAGCGGGCTTCCTCAAGTTCCAACTTGGTGAGCTTTTGCCAATCGGCTTCGATAATTTTTGCATATGCAATATAGTCGCGGTGGATACGATACGTTATGCCGTCCGTGTTGATTTGAATGATTTCGAGCGTCGGCACCTTTAGCAATCGTTCAGCGAGCATGCACAACATAAGCTGTCCATTGATGGTGGTTGCCATCGTGTATTGCGGATCGTAAAGCGTGCTGAACGCGTCGTTGCTTTTGCCATACGGGCCATTGGCAGCGAGTTTCCAACCGGCGTTTTCGACAGTGCCTTTCTTGTGTTTCTTGCGCTCGGCAATGATTTCTTTGAACACTTCAACGAAACGCTGGCCTAAATGCTCCGGATACAAACCGTTTTGAATGGCGATGTTCGGGTATAGCGATGCAACGTCGATATCGATCAATGCATATTGTTCATCGGCGGTGTAAACCTTGCGGCTAACCGATCCGTGAATGCCGCCAGTGCCGAAATCAAACGTGAAGCCGTTAATCGTCGCGCTTACGTCAGGAAATACGCCTTTCGTTTCGGTGATAACTTGTTCTTGCATCCATTGGTGTATGCGCTGGAACTCCGGATGCTCAAACGTGACGTAGGGGAAAATGATATCGGCGAAACGAATAAACGGGCGCAGCGTTTGGCGTTTCTCGCGCCGACCGTTTACGCGGGTGTGCGTCACTTCCGCGCCTAGTCGATCCTCAAAGATGCGTTCGCCGATTTTCGTGTCATTGAAGTTTAGCACGTCGCCGGATACGATCTTAGCGGCAAGCAAGCCCTGCCGAAATTCCATGTTGGTTAGCGAGATTGCGGCGAAACGATCCGTTTCTAGAACATCATGCTTGTTGTATGCAATCAACATATCGATTTGCGCCGACGTTAGAAACGTGCCGTGTTCAACCGGCATATCTTCAACGCTCGGGCTCCGCATGTTGAACTGCAAACCCTTCAAGCTTTGCTTTTTCGCCATGTTATCGAAGTGATGGATTTTGTATAAATCGATTTGCGGAATAAGTCGGTCGCGCTCCCAAATCTGCGAGCCAAACCTATCGCCGGAATTGATGATTTGTTGCGACTTGGCGAACAGCGTTCCTACGGTGGTTGTGCCGGGGCTCAACATCGCGTCGTGAATAACGGGATAGTCAAAGCCTAAGTTGTTATATCCGATCATCGGCGTTTGATAGTGACGCAGATATTCGAGCCATTGAATTAAACTCGGCAAATCGTTGCGACGATCCGAGATTTCCCAAACGAACATATCGGACGGATTGCCGAACGTGCATGCGCTCAATGTGAACGCGTTCGGAAACGTTTCAATGTCATATACGACGGCGTTAAACATTCGACGGATGGCCCCCTAGACAGAACAACGGCGGGTTGCTGTGACACAACCCGCCGCGTTACTCACTCCGCTACCAACGGACAAAAAGCGGAGTGAATTAGTATCCGTAAAGCGGCGCGCCGGTCGCCGGATCGAAACCCTTGTGCGTCATTCCCTGATATTGCACGGGATAAAGCTGTGCAGCGGGC